AAGGTAGCAAACAAGAGAGTAGTTATCAAAGCTGGAACTCCAGTTGCTACAATTATTCCTATATCTTTGTCAAATTTAAACGGTACAAATATTGAAATTGTTAAGTACCAAGACAACGATAGAACAAGATTAGAAGCAAATATTGCCTATGGGAATGCTGCACAGGAAATAAATTCTACTGGAAAATGGACAGATTGGTATAGGGATGCGGTAAATGAAAAAAAAGAAACTCAGGGATCTCATGAGGTAAAAATATTAAAATTAGGCGTAACAGATAAAACGAAGGGTGATATAATATAAATATGGAACAAAACAAAGACTCATATACAGTAGTTAAACGAACACCATCTATAACTCCATCTGGGTGGTTTGGAGATAGCAAAGACATGATTGTCGAGCTAGAAAACTTTATGACCCTAGAGGAAATAGAATTTCTAGAAAAATCTGCCAAATCTTTAACAATTTGGGATGTAACTGAAAGCCATATGAATGAAAATGGAACTGTTACATATGACTCAGATTATTGGAAAGACAGGGTTGCAACCAGCCCAACACTAAATAAGAATGATCCAACTATTGCACCAGTAATTGCTGGACTATTTGAAAGACTAAAACCAATTGTTGAAGAATTTTATAAGGTCGAAGTTATTCCAACTGGGACAACTATTGTTAAATGGCTTCCTGGGCAATTTCAAAAGCCTCATGCAGACAAAGAACTTCATGAAGGACCAGATGCTGGAACTCCAAATGATTTTCCTAACTATGACCTTTCTAGTTTGTTTTATTTAAATGACGACTATGAAGGTGGAGAGTTATACTTCCCACTACAGGGCGTACAGTTTAAACCTAAAAAGGGTGCTGCTTACTTTTTCCCAGGGGATAAAAACTATATTCATGGAGTAACTGAGATTACAAGTGGTTTAAGATTTACTTGCCCATTCTTTTGGGAGATTACAAAGCATACAGGAGATAGGCAACCTTAATATGAATGACAAACATCTTGAAGCAATAGAGATATATCCTAACATTCTTGTATATAAGAATATGTTTAAAGATGTTTCAAAATCTTATAAAGTATTAACAGATTCATTTACAGAAACAGAAGACAGACTGTTTAGCCCTTGGACACAATGGTCTATTTTTGGAGATTATTTAAATCCAATAATTCCTAATTTTTCTATGTCAGATAAATATGGAAACTTAAAAACCATAGAAACAACAACACAGATTAAAGAAGATCAAAAAAATTTTGGTATAGAAATGATGGAAAACTTTCATTTAGTTACTGAAGACTACATTAAAAGATATAATATTGATATAGATTTAAACGAAACATCTATAGATGAAAATGGAAATACTGTACCAATTTGGCGATGGACAGGTGGAACAATAGGTAAGTATCATATTAGTACTACTGATGAGCAGGTTGGAATGAGATATCATTCAGATTATCAAAGAGAGCAGGGCTCTGCTCCAGGTTATAAGTTTGTTATAACATGTACAATATATTTTAATGATGACTATGAGGGTGGAGAGATTGACTTTGCAATGGGAGATAAACTTGTAAAATACAAACCAGAAGCAGGAGATTTATTAGTTTTTCCATCAGGACACCCAGACTACCTTACAGAGGATGGAATGCCATATCTTCATGGAGTGATGCCATCATATAATAAAAATAAAATTTTGTCAAGAATGTATTGGCAAAAATATCAAAAAGGAACTGATGAATGGTATGCAAAAGAAAAAGAATTTGGAAAAGAAGTTTGGGCTAATATGCAGCCAGAATTAGAGGAAAAGTTTAGACAAGAACATCCTCAAAGGACTACAATAGAAAATGGAGTAAGAATACAATGAATCTAGAAAATAAAAAAAGAATAACAAAAGATATAGTTATTTATGAAAACTTTATAAGCAAAGAAGATTGCAAAAAAATGATTCAAGCCTTAGATGCTCAAGCAGATAACGGTGCAATTTCTTGGATGCCTATTTCATTTTATGAGTCATACTCCTCTGTACTTCCACAAGACAATGATCAAGAATTGCTTGATGCTGGGCTATCTCCAACTATATTTTCAGACATTGAAAAAACAATGCCAAAGGCAATCGCTTCAGTCCATGACCTTGACCCAAAAACAATTTCTAAGATTGGGTATCACACACAAAAATGGGAGCCAGGAGCATACGCAAGAATACACTCAGATAATACAGATGCTGAAGGAAATTCAGGCGCTTTTACAAGAAGCCGATATGCAGGCTTTCTATATCTTAATGATGATTTTCAAGGAGGACTACTTAAGTTTCCAGGTCAAGACATAGAAATTAAGCCAGAAGTTGGAATGCTTGCTGTTTTTGACGGGGGATTTAGCAATATGCACGAAGTATCCCTAATAGAAAGTGGAGTAAGATATACCATTGGATCTTTCTGGGATGACAGAGAAGAAGATGCTTATCCACAAGAATTAAGAGATGCCTGGGCTGCAGAAATGAAAGAGACTAGAGCAAAACAAGAAATTGAAAGAGCAGAATGGCAAGATCTTTTAAAAGAAGGCTGGAAGCTAGATGCTGAAGGAAATAAATACAAGGTAGAGGATCTGGAAAACAATGCCTAATTTCTTAACAGATATATTAAAAGAAAATAACTTTCAGGTTGAAGAAGTCACTGATGACATTGTTTTAGTTAAAGATTTTTTTTCTAAAGATGAACTAGATCAAGTTTTTGAAGTTATAAACTCAACTCCAAATGAAGAATGGTTTATAGAATATCATGCTAACTTAAAAAGTTTTTGTTTCCAAAAATTTGGAAGATATGATGTTGATAATTTAGTTGCTGAAGGAAAATTTGAAATAACTCAAAACTGGCAAGATAAAAATTTAAACATAGGACAGTATCCCTTTCAACAAAATCTATTTGATAGATTAAATAACTTAGTTCAAATTGTTGATGATACAATAGAATTAAGTGGTTTTGCAACAATTCAAAGAATGCAGGAAGGTGTTGAGTTAAAAGCTCATACCGACCAGGATACAGACCCGTCAATTAGATATGCTGCTATTCTGTATCTAAATAATGACTATGTAGATGGAGAATTATTTTTTCCAATTAATGGTCTAGAGTTTAAACCAGAACCTGGGACAATGCTTATTTTTCCAGGAAACGCAGAGTATAATCATGGAGTTAAGCATGTAGGTGCTGGCCCAATTAGATACGTACTGGTGGGGTTTATTAAAGAAAAAGGATTTTATGAAAAGAATAAATACTAAGGGAGAAACAAATGAATAAAGAACTGCTAGATCCAAAAGTATACTATTATACTGACGCAATTGAAAATTTTAAAACTTTTAAAGAAATCTGGAAAGAGCTAGACACTCTTGAGCAATACACAGAGTCAGGTGTAAATGTTTGGAACCCTTGGACATCTTCTAACGATAAAACCTTCATCTATGGAGAAACAAAAACATTTGACATCAATGCTATTAACAACCTTATTGGAGAAGTAGCAGAAAAAAGTAAATATATATATGACGCTATTATGACTACGCTATACAATGTCTGTAAAGACTATGCATCTTCTTTAGGTGATTTTGATGAGCCAAGACTTTTCCCAACATTTAACATTAAAAAGTATAATACTGGAATGGCTATGGGAGCTCACTTTGATCAACTTGATGGTGATAAGACATTGAGATATTCACTAGTTATGTATTTAAATGATGATTGTGAAGGCGGAGAAATATCTTTTCAGTTAAAAGACTATGATGGTGGATGGACAAGCTCAGAAGGTTGGGTAAGCGGTGCGCCAGCAGTAGATCTAGACTATGATCTCGCACTTGAAAACAAAGCAATTAGCTTTGGTGTAAAACCTAAAGAAAATAGCGTTGTGATATTTCCAGCATATGCTCCATATTTCCACACAGCACACACAGTTAAGTCTGGTGTAAAGTATATGGTTCCTGGTCACTGGATCCATAACAACATGGAGCTTAATAATAGTCAGAGCATGTAATTGAAAACTGCTATTGTTACTGGGGCAAGCAAAGGCGTAGGGCTAGCAACAGTTAAACGACTGTCTGAAAATGGCTATAAAGTTATTGCTGTTTCAAGAAACCTATCTAAAGTGTCTGAGTTAATATCTGATAATGTTGAGGTATATAACTTAGATATTACAGACTCTAAAGCAATAGAAGAGTTTTTTGAAAAATACAAAGATATTACTTTAGATCTTTTGGTTAATAATGCTGGTGGAGGCTCAGGCCCAACTTATATTATTAATGAAACCCCAGAAAACTTTAGAAAAGCATACGACATCAACGTCACTGGCCCCATGTACTTATCTCAATTATTTGCACCATGTATGGAAAGATCAGAATCTCCAACCATTATTTTTGTTACTTCTTTTGGTGGAAAAGTTCCATATCGTGGTGGAGGAAATTATACAAATGCCAAAAGAGGTGAGCGTGGTTTGATTGATACAATGAGACTTGAGTTCCCTCAATTTGGAATTAAGATTACAGAAATCTGTCCAGCAACTATTGATACCCAAGAACAAAAACGGGATCAAGCATTAACGGCAGAAGATTTAGCAGAAGCAATTTACTGGGTGGGATCATTACCAAGTCACGTCAATATAAATGAAATTGAAATGTGTCACATTCATAGTAGCAAGTATGGATAACTATTTTATTTATAACACTTTCGTTATATAAAAGTACTAACTATAAACAATAACTTTATAGATTAAAAATGAGCGTGGAATTGTTTTTAATTCTATGCTATACTTAGGACTACTTCCGATTCTACGAAGTACTCAACCAATATTAGAAAGGTGGCATACTTAAATGTCAGATGTTTTTTCGTTTCGCTTATCAGAGGATTTTGTAAATAAATATAGTAATACTCCAGCACCGTTTGGATTTTCAGATGCGGGTAGCAACTCTTTAGGAGAAATTACTTTTATCAGAACATATTCTCGTGTTAAAGAAGATGGAACTAAAGAACGTTGGCATGAGGTTTGTCGTCGTGTAATTGAAGGTATGTATTCAGTTCAAAAGAATCATGCTAAAGATAATAGACTACCTTGGAATGACAATAAGTCACAAAAGTCAGCACAAGAAGCTTTCCAAAGAATGTTTGAATTAAAGTGGACACCTCCAGGCAGAGGTCTTTGGGCTTTCGGAACTCCAATGACTATGGAAAAAAGAAACTCAGCCTCACTACAAAATTGTGCAATGGTTTCTACTCGTGACATTGATCGTAATGATCCAGGGGCTCTTTTTGCTTGGGTAATGGATGCTTTAATGTTAGGAATTGGAGTAGGGTTTGATACCTTGGGACAAGATAAGCAAATGCCTATCTATGCCCCTACAGAGCCAGTTTCTACCTATGAAATTCCAGATACTCGTGAAGGATGGGTTGAGTCTGTCCGTCTTTTAATTAATTCATTTTTACGTCAAAATCAATCTATTCAAGAATTTAACTATGACCTTATCCGTCCTCTAGGATCAGCCATTAAAGGCTTTGGTGGGGTCGCCAGCGGTCCAGAACCATTAATTCAACTACATATACGCATACAAAATGTCATTGGCTCTAGAGCAGGAGAAGTACTAGATAGTCGTGCAATTGTTGACATTGTTAATCTTATTGGAACATGTGTTGTTTCTGGAAATGTTAGACGTTCTGCTACCTTGGCTTTAGGAACACCAGAAGACAATGGTTTCATTAATTTAAAGAATCCAGAAGTATTTCCTGAAAGAAATTCATTTGATCCAGAAAAACCAGGCTGGGCATGGATGTCTAATAATTCTATTTCTGCTACTGTTGGTACTAAATATGAAGACTATGTTGATTTAATTGCTGATAATGGTGAGCCAGGATTTATTTGGTTAGATGTTGCGAGAGACTATGGTCGTTTAGCAGATGCACCAGACTATAAGGATTCCCGTATTATGGGATTCAATCCTTGTGCGGAGCAGCCATTGGAGTCATACGAACTTTGTACACTTGTAGAAGTGCACTTAAATCGTCATGAATCCAAGGAGGACTTCCTCAAGACATTGAAATTTGCGTATCTTTATGGAAAGACTGTTACCCTTATGCCAACACATTGGCAGCAAACAAACGGTATCATGCAAAGAAACAGACGTATTGGAACATCCTTAACTGGAATTGCATCTTTTGCAGATACCTATGGATTACCAACAACTCGTGAATGGATGGATGAAGGGTATCAAAAGATTCGTTATTATGATCATAAATACTCAGAATGGCTATGCGTTAGAGAGTCTGTTCGTGTAACAACAGTTAAACCATCAGGATCTGTATCACTACTATCTGGAGCAACTCCAGGAGTTCACTGGGGTCCAGGTGGAGAGTTCTACTTAAGATCTATTCGTTTTGGTAACACAGATCCGATGCTTCATTTGTTTAAAGCAGCGGGATATAAAATTGAAGATGATGTAGTATCAGCCAATACATCTGTAGTATATTTTCCAGTAGCATCTGGTCACAAGAGATCAGAAAAAGAAGTTAGCCTATTTGAAAAGATTGGTTTAGCAGCTACTGCTCAGAAGTACTGGTCAGATAATGGCGTTTCTGTTACTCTTTCTTTTGATAAAGAAACAGAAAAGAAGTTTGTCGCACCAGCCTTAAATATGTACGAAGGACAACTAAAGGCAGTTTCTTTCCTTCCAATGGGAAATAAGACTTATCCACAGCAACCGTACACAGAGATAACAAGAGAAGAATATAACTCTTATGTGGGTACAATTGGTAAGATTGACTGGTCTGCTATCTATGATGGAGTAGAAAATCTTGAGGCTGCAGGAGAAGCATATTGCTCTACAGATGCCTGCGAGATTAAATTATATTAATCCTCATCCTGCTATAATAGGGTTATCATGTCTAACCCATCAAACCTATATGCAGAAAAGATATACGCAGAGCATCCTTTGGTGCTTTGGGCTTTAGACGATCAGGCTGATTATATTAGTCTTATTTCAGAAACTCAACGGGATATAGAAAATCAATGGACCACTACTGGTGGAACATCAATAGAATTAACTATAGGTGATGAACCATTTTCAGACAGTATAACAACACGACTACAAGGTTCTGTCCCTGCTGGTGCTACTGGAAGTATAACTTGCATTAGTCCAGATCTTGTTAATTTTTCTGATTTAAATTCAGAGCTTGGGACATTTTCTGTTGGCTCATATTTTTATCCAAATAGTGCATATACTAAATCAATATCTATTGGATATGAGTATACAGATACAACCACTTCTCTTATTGTCCAAAAATTAGAAACCTTTGAAACAACTTTATTCCAAAATTGGGGATTTATTTCAAAAACATTTGAAATTCCAAATGAAAATACAAACCTACGTGCAGTAATTAAAATAACATATTTATCTGGCGGGGCTAACTCAACAGATTATGAATTTTATTTAAACGGTATTACTTTAGGTCAATGGTCAGAAGAATTCAATACCACATCTCTTGGTGTCACTCCAATAGTGTTTCCAACTGATATAGCTATCACTACTACAGATAAAGTAATTCCAGCAGCAGCTTATGGACTTTCATCAAACCAGGGATACTACATAGTCAATGATAATGCTTTGCTGGCACGTAATACCAGCATACCTTTAGTTTTTGGTGCATCAGGAGTTACCAAGTTAATCCCTAACACATCTGGAAACCCCTCTCTAATAATTCCTGGGAAAGGATTTTTAAATGAAGTTGGAAGACACAAAGAATATACGGTAGAATTTTGGGCAAGAATAAATTCAAATACTGTAAATCCTAAAAGAATATTTGGCCCAATCATTGGATCAGATGGATTATATGTAGAGTCTGGATTTTTAACTTTAGTTATTGGTGATAGCTTTGCTTCGCACTTTGTTGGTGAATGGGTAAGACCAATGCTTATTCAGATCCGTGTAATTAATAATGCTGCAACCATGATATTAAACGGTGAAGAAGTAATATCTTTAACAATTGATACTGCCAATATGGAGTTGCCAAATGAAACACTTAATGGAGATTCACAAGATTGGCTTGGATTTTATACATATGAGGATGTGTCTCCAGTAGAAATAGATTGTGTTGCCATATATTCATATCAGGTTCCAACAATAGTTGCTAAACGAAGATGGGTTTATGGACAGGGAGTTCTTTCTCCAGAAGGAATTAACTCTGCATACGGAGGAACTTCGGCATTTATAGACTACCCATTTGCAGACTATACAGCTAATTATAACTACCCAAGTTTTGCACAATGGCAACAGGGAAATTTTGATAACTTAGTTACAACCTCAACATCACTAACAACACCAGAGTATTCATTGCCTGAAATTTCATTAGGATCAAAAACATTAAACAATTTTTATTTAAATAATCAAGAAATTCAAGAGATTTCATCAGGGCTTACGGTTCCAGATAAATTTATTACATTTAGGCCAAACGAAACCTGGAGTGGTCTAGGGACCTATTTTAATTTTCCAAAATTAAATATTTTAAATAGCAAAGTTAAATCTATATATGGCGTATTTAGTAGTAAAATTTTGTTAGTTGATGCGGGACTCTACAATTCATCTGCAACACAGACTGACGATGCAGAATATTACAACACATCAAGTTGGGCAGAATTATACGATGGTGGAGCAGCAATTGCAGAGGGATCTATTCAAACATTAATTAAAATCTATAATCCCTTAACAAATGACTTTTTTATTATAAGGTTTAATGGAAATCTAATCGAATATATATTAAATTATAATGACATAGAGGAAACAATATATACAACAGAAACTGTTGAATCCGATCAACTTTTTGCAGTTGGGGTTGATATTGATACACTATCAAATACTTTCGGAGGAAATGTTTCAGCATTTTTTGGTAACGCAAATAGCCTAAAAGTATATGTGGCAGGAGATGAAGAAGATATAAATTCGTTTTCTGGAAAAATTTACTCACTAGGATTTACAACAGATCTTAATCATAAACTAATATCAACTTATTTTAATGAGTCTGGAATTGTTAAATTTGATGATTTGTCAGAAAGCGGGGCAATAGAAGAAACCAATGCTATTGCGCTTATAGCTCACTTAGCAAGTTACACATTGCTACCAATAGAAGCGTATGGAAAATTCTTTTTAGATATTGGCATATCTGGAAGTTGGCAAGATTATTTACCGTTGTCATATTTTGCACAGTTTGTAACAAATGATGTTGGTAATGAATTTTATGACCTAGATTTCTTACAGTTTAATATTGGGTATCCATCACCAGATAAACTACTAGAGTCAGAATCAGTTGTAGAAAACTGGACCTATTCTGATTTAAAAAATGAATATAAAAATCCAGTTCAAAAAACATATGAGCAACTAGGAAATATATTATACACTGGATGGGCAGACTATGAAGATCTGCTGCAAAAATCTGCAAAGTATTATGAATATGACA